TTGGAAACCATCTCAAAAGGATTGGTGTAACTTCTAAGAGACTCTACGTGCGAGGGTAACTTAGGTGCTTTTACTTTTGCAGGTTGATTTTTACGTTCTTCTATTTTTACTGCATTAGTTCCAGCGAAGATTGATTCTTCTTTTGAGAAACCTTTGGCGAGAGAAGCATTGGCTACTTTTGCGAATAATTCCCTTAATTTTAAAGATTTACCTTGAATGGCAGTTGGGGTATTATCTGCAGACCATTGCATATTCTCTCCTTTATAAACAACAATAACCCCGAGCATTACTCGGGGTATTTGTAAACTATTATATCATAGAATTGATATTAATTCAAGAGCATTTACTTTAAATATTTTGCTTTGATTATATCTTCTACAGACTTCTTTACTTTATCTTTTTTATTAGCTTCTTCTGCATTTTTCATAGCAGCAAGTGAAGCAATACGGGCTTTCTCTTCAGAACCAGTATCCTTTAAAGTTTGGTTAAAAACTCTAATAGCTACTTCCTGAACGGACTTTGATTTTTTATTTGCCCACTGAGGGACATTATCTGCTGAGTATGGCATTTCTTTTCCTATGCATCATTTGTATAACTTGAGGTGATAACTTACCACCTTCTACCGTATTCCAACCCATGTATTCAAATGGTCGAAAAATGTTTTCTAATCTGTATGCTTCATCTGTAGAACAAACACAAAGTCTAGTCTTAATGATATTCTCTATACCATGTTGTGCAAAAGCTAAATGCAGTGGATTGTACTGATTGTAAGAATTATTAAATCTGCTGCAGTGCTCTTTAAATCTCACATCGATTAAACGAGTAGTAACACCAACGTATCCTTGTGTGAATACGTCAGTGTGTTCTTTTAGATGCAACCAATACAAAATTGCAGTCTTATTATGCTGCATTCTCTAGGTTACCAGAGCTTGTATCGCTACCAGAAGGTGATGTTGCAGTTCCTTCACCAGCCGTTTTAAAACCATCACCACTGCGAGAAGTCATTGCTGGCATCTTGTCTTGGTTTGGCTCTTCATCATCGGGTAGGGCATCTACACCAATTGATTCACGAACTCTATTGAGTACAGCACGATCAACTTCAATAACAGATGTACTAGCGAAACGCTGAACAGCTTTGGAGAATGATTCTAGGTCTTCGGATTCTAGGTTATCAAAGTCAATTTGACCCATTCTAGAAGTATCCCAACCATTTAATTCGTAGGTTTGCTTGATAAGATCATCGTTAATAGTATCACGAATTTTTCTTAGCATTGCTTCTGCAGCAGTAGCAGATAGGGAGTTTTTAACTTGACCTAAAGCGTTAGAACCACCACCAGATTGACCTAGTACCAGAATATCAGCAAATAAGGATGTTAAGATTAGATTTTTATAGTATTCTTTAATCTTGGATGTATCCATTGCTTTACTACCGTTTAACGATAATAACTCAAGTTCAAACAAAGGTTGTTTTGTATCAGGATCGTGTGCCTGTGGTAGAATCAAAGCTGATTGCTGATTCAACTGCAAGTTACGCATTACGTTTTCGTAGTATGCACGAATAGCTTTTTGATCAGGTGAAGCTTCAGAGGATAGATACTGAGGTGGAAGCTTGAGAACTGGTAAACCAGCCAAATCTTTAGCTACACCGTTAGCTTCAATCTCTTCGATTACGCTTAGGAATCTCCAAGCGAGGTATGCATCACGAAGCATGGATTTACCAAAGGGATCACCCTTGTGCTTACCTGCACGAAACAGCATAATCTTGCTGCGAGGTAAAATAACTTCGTTATTAGTACGGCTTGAATAACGATTATAAACATCGGAGATAGATGAGAGGTTTTGTTTTACACCTTTAACTTCATTACCGTCTTCACTGAAGATAAACTTTTCAATTGTCTCTTGGTTACGAATTGGTAGCTTTTTCCAACCGATAACACCATCATCGTATTTAGAACCATTGGATTTCAAACGTCTGCGGTAAACTTTTTCATGCACAGAAAAACCGTACATATTAGCAGATAGGGCTTCTGAAATAAACTCAGACCAAGTTTGATCTGTTAGGTCTTGCATCATTTCATTGATTATTTGAGCTTGTCTTAACTCTTCAGCAGATGCGTCTTTAATAGGTTTAAAACTCCAATCAACTTTACCAATTAAGTTTTCATACAATGTCAAAGCAGAGTTAATCGTACCATGATAAGACATTTGTTTATAAGTGTTTACACTATTTGGAAAGTTCAATTCTCTCTTTAGTTCATCGTTAGATACACCATTGAATACATTTAAACCAAGGTAACCTGATTCACTTAATTTAAAGCGATCTGGCGTATCATCCACTGCTTTTTGTACTGAGTTATTTTGTGATTTACGTGCCATCAACGGCTCCTTTGATTATGAAACTAGTGAACTTTGAAATGTAGGGATGTTAAAGCCTGTAATGCTTCCATCGAATGGGTTACTACCTGTAAAATCTGGTAGTGAAAAAACTGGTAACTGAGTGTCTTTATTTAGTAAAAGCATAGCATCGGAGCAGCAGTCAACTTGATCGTCTTTCTTCTTAGGGTCACCATCAAAAACTTCAAGCTCGTCAAAGAAATCTTTATTCCAATTTGCTTTAACTACATTTACGAAGCCAGCTTGTGCTATACTTGAAAATGGAGCGAAACGAGTGATCTTAGATTTGACAGGTTTTGTAAGTTTTACACTGAAACCCATTTCAGCTAACTTGCGTTGTAAGTCTTTTGCATAAGCGCCAGCGGCTGCAGCAGGGTCTAAAGGAATGCTAATAATTACATCTTGACCGTCACGAATGGCTGTATCAAATACTAATTTTTCAACTTCGTGTACTCTATCTCTGATGGATACTACATCTTCTACTGTGTATAGATTGTTAGGGTCTTTAGATACCAAAACACCACGAGTCCAGTCAGGATTTGGATATTGTTCTGAAGGTTTACTAAAAGCAAAGTCCCAAGCTCTGATTCTTTTTCTAGCTCTTCCGTTTGCGTGATCTACAAGACCAACCCACTCACGTTTGAATAGACCAGCAGACTCTTGACGAGCAAACCATGAGCCATCTAGTAGTCTTTCTTTCTCTACACGAGGAAGTGACATTAATCGGCTAATATAATCAGGTTGTGCTTTAAGTAACGGAGGATTATCACGACAAGTAGCACCAATGAATGTAAAAGATGAAATACCAGATTCATCACCTTTACCGTGTGCAAGTTCTGCAGCTTCTAAACTATCGTACCAAAGCATTGTGTTACCTTGACGGAAGAAATAACGCTGATGACCAGTTTTTTCTGGTAGAGGGATACCTGTATTTGGATCGAGATAGTAGTCTTCAATCCATGCTCTTAAGAAAGAATTGTAATCCGGGTTAGTCATCATAAACATTTGAGGTTTATAATCGACATAGGCATTACGCATACGAGATAACAGATAAACTACCATCTCTTCTTCAAAGTCAGTTGCTTCGTCAAAAATAACCAATGAGTATTGACCACCTTTGTGATCGTACATATTGGTAGCGTGTTGCATGTGACTGAATTTTAGTAGTGCTCCATTGGGAAACACTAACTCAAGTTCTCTTGACCTGATTCTTAAGTTTGGATAAATACTTGTATATAAATGCACTGCTTCATGCCAGATTGAACCGGGAGCAGTCAGCATCTTAGAAGTTCTACGAAAGATTACACCTGTTGCTCTAGGGTGTTGCATGAACTTCAAAGCAATGAGCAAGGATGTGTATGTTTTACCAGAACCAGCAGCACCACCCGCTAATGTAATAGTTGCTGCACTATTTAAGAACATCTCTTGCTTTTTAGAAGCTGGTGCTATTGTAATTTGTCCTGACATATTATCCTTATTATTCTTCGTTTACAACCTTTAAGCTGAAAACGGCTGCATTATTTTGTTGCACTTCTACGCCAGCTTCTTCGGCTTGTTCTTCACCATCGTACATATCTAGAGTTAATCTGCGATAATTATCTAAAAGAATGGTTGCAGCTTTTAATTGATTTTGATGACTAGCTTCATCATTCTTCATAATATTAGCAGCTTGCATAATAGCTTCAGCTACGTGAGGTTTGATCTTGCGAAGCAGCATGACAAGTTCACGCTCTTTTAATTCACGGTTAGTCGGTTTATCAAAGATTGATTCTTTTTTAGGGCGACCGTTTGGATTACCGCTTAAACCTTTTTTGAAAGTCATATTAATTCCTTATAAATTAGTCCCGCTTACGATTGCGGGGTAGCCTTTTCGTATCTACCGCAGATAATACGCTGTATCCTTTGCGTAAGCACTTGGCAATGCTCACCTGAAGTTTCTACACTTCATGTTACCTCGCAACAGATTCGAGGGACGCCTAAAACCGAAGGGACTTCGGACCTAAGGTAGGTTTGGTATTGTTAGTGTGCGTTTTAACTTATAGCGTAAGTCGCACCCCTTGCTACTTCCCGTAATAGCCGAAGCTATCTCTCGAACGGTTCTGTAATGTTAGGTACAGGCGTTTCACCTGTCGGACCGTTATTTCAGGTCATGTTTGGTGGATGATCTAGGTAACGCTCCTAGCGAGTACAATGACAGCGGCTTTACAGGCCACACCTCCTCTTTAAAGGGATACTCATCCTAATTGTTGTTTGCTATTTTCGAATAGCGAATGATTTCAAAGGCCACTAAGGGCAACGATAATTGGAAGCGGGTGAAGTACTCGAAACTTCTGCGTAGAGCTTATGAGACTTACGGATACCCTGAATACCCGCTATAAATTGGTATACCCCGTAGGAGTTGAACCTACAACCTACGGATTTGGAATCCGTTGCTCTGCCAGTTGAGCTAGAGATATAAAATTGGTCTATGTAGATGGATTTGAACCACCGGAATCCTGACCCCAAATCAGGTGACTTAACCAGACTAGCCTATACATAGATTAAATTGGTAGGTGATGTGCGATTCGAACGCACGGGGCGGCATTGCCACCCTACGGATTAGCAATCCGCTGTTTTCGGCCTCTCAACCAATCACCTGTAATATTGGCTGGCAAACGTGGGATCGAACCACGGACCGAACGGTTAACAGCCGTTTGCTCTACCTCTGAGCTATATGCCAAAATTAATCCAACTGTTACCTTACGCTCTTTCCGTTGGCGATTGAGCAGC